ATGATAACTTGCTTGCTGCAATCAACTATATCAAGCATCGTTATGGTACATCGGATGCAGCCTTTAACCGTGTCGCAGCCTATGGCTATGCTAACGGTGGTCTAGTCCACAAAAGCGGTGTTTATGAGCTAGCTGAAGGCGATATGCCAGAATATGTTATTCCGACGGATATCGCTAAACGTGGTAGAGCGTGGCAACTACTTACTGAAGCAGTGGCTCGTTTTGCTGGTGATGCCCCACAAGGCAATCACGATAATACTTCAGACCGTGAGCGTGTTTCTGTTCTCGAAGATAAATTGGATGTCATGATTGGTTTGCTAAGTCAATTAGTAACTAATGGCTCTAACCCAATCGAGATCAGGAATGTCATTGATGGTAGAAGTGTGTCGAACGGTCTCGCACCGTTCATGACAAAAGCAACAAACGATTATGAACGCCGGCAGGCGTTGCTAGGAGGTAGCATTATTTGATAGGAATGTCAGTAACTTATGACGGTAAGAACTTAACCGAATTATTCAATGAAGGGCGAGGGCGTACCGTTCCAGTGGATGTCACGAAAAATGTGGCATCGAATTTCAACAACAACTATCAAGACCAAGGGCGTAGACGCTACGGCCAGCAATTCCTATATAGCACCTTGTCCGTCAAGCAAATTCAAGTATCGTTTACCCTAGTCGGAAACTACGACTACTTTAATACTATCGCTGAAACGCTGGGCGGTTATCTCAACGTAGACAAGCCTAAACCTTTGATTTTTGGTGATGAGCCTAACAAGGTTTGGGAAGCTATCCCGTCTGGTCAAGCGTCGTTAGCAGTCGATAAGAACACTGCACCTATCACCGCAACAGTAACAGTCACGTTCGACGTGCCGAAAAGTTACGGTGAGAACAAGGCACAAGCCCTAGTAAGTAGTTATGGCGAAACCAAGTACGGTAGTATTAAGAAAGTCTCTACTGGTCACTACAAGGCGACTCTAAAGAACTTTGGTACGGCTGAAACCTACCCAGATATTAAGCTGAAGTTTAACTCAGATAATGGATGGGTTGGGATTGTGAAGTCTTCTAGCGAAAGCTACGAGATTGGCAATCCAAATGAAGCTGACACTCGGACAGTCAAGCAGTCTGAAATTTTGTTCGACTATGTTTCAAATAACTGGATTACCAACGGTTTTGCGGTTGGTGCTAAAAATCAAGGGCGTTTCAACGACGATAGCCACTCACTCAATGGCACACTTGCGATTGATAACACTTGGGGTAGACCACACATCGCTTTGACAAATCAAGGCACTGGAGATAAATACCTACGAGGTGGTTCGTTGACTTGGGAAATTCCGGCAGATAGTAATGGTCAAAAAGGCTCGCTGTATGAGTATTTTTGGTGGCGACAAATCTTGTGTGCCACTGCCGCAAACCAGTTTGGGTTTATTAAAATATCGGTAACTGATGCAACTGGGGCTTTCTTGTACGGGACAGAAACATACAAACATACAAATGGATTTGACAGTTATCACAATTTCTTGGCAAGCGACGGGCATGGCGGTTATAGAATTTTGGATAAAAAACATTTTTATGCAACAGATATCGCTACATCAAATCCGTTTTACAATTCAGGGGGGTGGTCAGATATTCAGCGGTTCGACGATATCGTCCAGTTTTACTGGTGGGGTTCTTATCCGAGGTATCGAATCCCGGAAATAAAAGGCAAGAAATCCGCCAAAATAAATATTGGGATTTTTGGCATAAACGGCTGGCCGTTGATCCCACACTTGTATCTGGATAGTTTCGTTTATGCGAAACATCACGTAGAAAAGGAAGAAGATATCCCTAATCGTTTCCGCAAGGGTTCTATCCTTGAAATTGATATGGCTAAAGGTAAAACTTACGTTGATAATCTGCCTGCTCTTAATGAGCTAACTTACTTGTCCGAGCCGTTTAGCATTGGCACTGGTGAAACTGAAATCGACATCTACACATCAAGTTGGGTAAGAACTGACCCAACTATTGAAATTACTTGGAAGGAGCGTTATGTTTAATGCAAATTTGGATTCATGACAAGAACATGCGGAAAGTGTGCGCGTTGAATAATAACGTTCCTGGCATGTTGCCATACTCAAACAGTCAATGGCACACTTATCTTGAATACGCAACTAGTACATTCGATTTCATAATTCCTAAAATTGTAGACGGGAAGCTACATGACGATGTTAAATACATCAATGATGATATGCTTGTTTCGTTTTACTACGATAACACTTACCATGTTTTTTATGTATCGCAATTAATCGAAAATGATACGAGTTTTCAAGTTACGTGTAACAACACCAATCTTGAATTAGCACAAGAAGGGGCAATTCCTTACAAGAGTGACAATGCACAGACACTAGCTTGGTATCTGAACGACATGGGTTATCTTGGTTTTGCGAATATGGAAATCGGTGTCAATGAAGTCTCAGATAAAACTCGAAAAGTTGAGTTTGAAGCACAAGATACACGATTGGCACAGTTACGAAGTTTGATGTCTAAGTTTGATGCTGAAATGGCATTTCGAACGGAATTAAACCGAGATGGAACTTTAAAACGTTTTATCATCGACATCTATCAACAACCAGACGAAAACCACCACGGGATTGGTAAAGTTAGGGGTGATGTGGTCCTTTATTTTCAAAACGAGTTAAAGGGTGTCCAAGTCACCAGTGATAAAACACAACTTTTCAACGCTGGTAATTTTATCGGGCAAGACGGTGTCAATCTGAATGATGTGGAGTTTGAGGAAAAGAACGAGCTAGGACAAGTAGAGTTTTATTCTAGGCGTGGTAATAGTTTAGTATTCGCCACGCTGTCTAGGGAACGCTACCCATCTACCATGAATCCAGGTAATGCAGATAACTGGACACGTAAGGATTTTGAAACCGAGTACAAAGATGTCAATGCTTTGAAAGGTTACGCCTTGCGTACCATCAAACAGTATGCTTATCCACTCATGACCTACACCGTCGATATCCAATCCAGTTTCATTGAAAACTACAAGGATATTAACTTAGGCGACACCGTCAAGATTATTAATAATAATTTTAGAGGTGGGTTAGCCCTCGAAGCTCGTGTGTCTGAAATGGTAATCAGTTTTGATATGCCACTTAATAATTCAGTGGTATTTACCAATTTCAGAAAGCTGGACAATAAACCGTCTGGCAGTTTGCAACAACGCATTGATGAGATTGTTTCCAAATCTCTACCATACCGTGTCGAGATCACGACAACCAACGGCACAGTATTTAAGAATGGTGTTGGTCGCTCGACTGTTCGACCAATCTTGAAACAAGGCGATAAAACCGTTAACGCTACGTGGCGTTTTGTGATTGACGGTGCTATTAAGTATGTAGGTATGACCTATGACATGGTAGCATCTCAGATTACCCAACCGACAGCCTTAACGGTTTCAGCGTGGGTAGATAATAAAGAAGTAGCTTCGGAAGAGGTTACTTTTTTAAATGTCTCGGACGGTAGAAACGGAGTTAAGGGAGACAAAGGCGACCCAGGACCAGCCGGACCTAAAGGCGATAAAGGCGACAGAGGCTTGCAAGGCGAACGTGGTTTACAAGGCTTACAAGGCCCAAAAGGCGACCAAGGGATTCCCGGCATTAAAGGTGCTGACGGTAAAACACAGTACACCCACATTGCCTATGCTGACACGGTTTCCGGTAGTGGTTTTAGCCAAACCGACACTGACAAGGCGTTTATCGGTATGTACCAAGATTTCAGCACTACGGATAGTCGGAATCCACAAGACTATCGCTGGTCTAAATGGAAAGGTAGCGATGGACGAGATGGTATTCCAGGTAAAGCTGGAGCAGACGGACGAACACCTTATGTCCATTTTGCCTACGCCGATAGCACTGATGGTCGAACTGGTTTCAGTCTAACGCAAGATGGCACTAAGCGGTATTTGGGCGTATGCACTAACTTCGACAGAGCGAATAGCACTAATCCAGCTGATTACTCTTGGAATGACACTGCTGGTAGTGTCTCGGTCGGTGGTCGCAATCTCTTAAAAGGTTCGAAGGGACCTTTTAAGCCAGATAAGAAACCAACGAATTTCGATAATAACGTTTTGTATAAAAGCGAAACTTCTGTTTATTTAGAGCGGGATCAAAAGTACCTCATTAGTGCGAAATCGGACGGTAATTTTACTGCCCTGCACAACGCAAATGTTGAGAGCGACAATGTGACGCTTTGGTTGATTGATGATAAATACCAAAATTATCAGATTGTATCTGATTTAAAAACAGGTACTACAGGAACGCTGATTACTTGGGTTAAACCGACAGGGAACTATCATCTACGTGTCAACACATATCACAAAACAGCTAGCAAGTCTGTTTGGGAAGTAAAAATCGAAAAAGGAACAGTCAAAACGGACTGGACCCCTGCAATTGAAGATGTACAGGATGACATTGATTCTAAGGCTGACCAAGTTTTGACACAAGCTCAACTCAACAAGCTCAACGAAGTTAATTCTGTGGTTCAAGCCGAGCTTGAGGCCAAAGCCTCTCTTGAGATACTTAATCAATGGGTGAAGGCTTACCAAGATTTCGTCAACGCAAATAACGCTAACCGGGCACAAGCTGAGAAGAACCTTGCTGATGCCAGTGCTCGTGTCGCAAAACTAGAGAACAATCTGAACAATATGTCAGAGCGTTGGAACTTCATCGACAGCTACATGACTTCATCAAATGAGGGGCTTGGTGTTGGGG